AGAATTATGGAAATTTTATCCAGTTTCCGCATTGCAGGCATAAGCCTTGAATAATCACGCCACCAGTAATGCGCTTTGGATTTGTAAACAAAGAAATAAAAAGGTTCCTCGATTCTATAACTTATTATTTACTGGATTTTGGTAGCATCCACGACCAGTCACGCTTCAGCTTGATTTGAATGAAAAAAATAAAGGATTCCTCTTTTCCGTATATAGATTGACTGGTAATAGCTAGCGAGGGAGTCGAACCCTCTTAAACCGTTCTAGCTACACGCCTAGAGCATAGGCTTTATATAAGGCTTTTCTGACCGTGGTCTTCTCACGACCTACCTTGCCTTTAGTTCTATATTTAAGAATGATGCGATCAACTTCATTGTCTAATCTCTCGGCCCACTCATAGTTATTGAAGACAAAATCAATAATCTCGCTGAATAACTCTCTTGAAAGTAGCCCTTCCATTTGAATAGCCTTCAAAGGCGTTAGTGCAGATTTTTCCACATAGCACTGATTGAGGGCGTTTTGGGTTCTGTTAGCATTTTTCTGGTCGCAGTCCTTGACGTCTCTAATATAACTGTTTAGATTGTTAGGGTGTTCCTTGCGTAGTTCTTCCACTTCTTCACGGAACCGCTTGAAAAGGTGCTCTGGCAATCCTGCATTGATTTTATCCAACACTGGTTTAGTGTTTTTCCCTCTTGTGTAATTAGTAGACAGATAATCTTGAATGTCGCCGAATAATTCATCGGAGATAATGCCTTCTAGTCTGTCGACAGTCGCTGGTGAGATTCTCGCACGCTCAACGACTGCACTATTAAACGCTTGGTAAATGATGCGAGCCTGTAACTCATCGCACTGCTTGACCTCTTGAAAGAACTGCTTATAAGAGCCTTTTTTGTACGTCTCTCTCAGTGCCGCATGCTCACTGACCAGCCGTTGATATAGCTCCTTGGTCAGTCCGGAATATTTGTATCTCACGCTCATGAGCCTCTACCCCTTAAATAGCTCGGAATGTCATCCCCAACGTTTACCGCATCGTATTGTTCCTTGCTTACCAGAAACTTACCATAGGCCCCGCAATCGATAGTGTAGAGTTTCCCGATCATGGATTTCCCAGTGACCTTGCCGTGTAATTCAACGGCATTATCAGCCTTATGGATTACCACGGTCTCGATAGGTCTATTGACCACTCGTAGAACAGTAGTCACATTAATGGCCAGTGAGACCAGTAGTAATACTGTCGCTATCGTTAAATCTTTATGTTTCACTCATAAACTCCTTATATACTTTTTCGAAAATCTCACAAACCAAACTTTGAGGAATATTTGACCTCTCATTATAAGATTTCGTCCAATCTTGAAATTTGATGTCATTTGGTTTCTTTTCGTTTTTTAAATTCAGTTCAATGTTCCCAGAAAAACGGGTTGGTTTAGAAATCGGATAATCATCATAGTTGTTGTACCTCGTATGATTTTCAAATGGGATTTCGAAACCTAGCACTCTCTCGATGTATTGCCAAATTCTGCCATGAGCTGGATTCTCTATGATCCAATATTTTGGCTTATATCGTTTAATGATTTCAACTGTATTGAACACACACAATTCACCATTAATGCGTTTCATGAGTTGCTTATTGGGATAAAATTGATATCTGTCATAATCTTTATGATCTCGAATGGTAAATATTGACAATGGCTCTTGTGGTTGAAATAAAGAATCACCTTGCTCTTGTTTCCAACACGCATTACCTCTATCCATAGCACTCGCATTAGACCAGCTTTCGCATGGTGGGCTAGCAATGATTAAATCTGGTTTAGGCAATTTGTCCAACGTGTCGAAAAGAGTGTTATTCCCAAACAAACGACTGTAGTCAGCTAGGTTTAGATTGATGAAGTGGTTGTTCTTCTTTTCAATATCAATACCTATTGGGTAGATTTCAATATCTTTATCTAATTTCTTAACGCCCTTGGTATATGATCCATTCCCACTGTCAAACAGTGCCCAAACAATCATTCTCAAAGGTCTTCCTCCTTGAGGAACGTCCCATTCACCATCTTTCCTTTCCTGTTCTTAATTTCCTCGTAAGCAACACTTAGACACTCAGTTACATCAAGGTCTAATTGATGTGCTAGCACGATAATCGTTACCAGCGTGTCACCGATTGCATCCTTAAGTGCTGCTTGCGGCTCTGTGAATTTCGTTGGTTTCAAGAGTACATCTCGAATTTCTCCGACTTCCTCAGTAATACGCATCCACTGAATTTTAGGGTCAGCTTGCTTAAGGTTTCGTTCGTCTGCCCATTGGTTGATTCTAGTAATTAAATCTGAGAATGTGTTACCAGTATCATAGCCAAGCAAATGAGGGATTGATACATCGAAGAGATCAGCTAACTTCTTAGCGTTACTTCCTTTGATTTCATGGGTACCGTGTTCCCAATTAAGAATGGTTAGCTTTGTGACTCCGAGTTTTTCGGCTAGCTCCACTCTCGTCATTTTTCGTGACTTTCTTAATTCTTTAAGTCTGTTCACCTATTCCACCTCCTCGATTTGAATACCCTCGCAGTTAAATACCCATCCAAAACCGTTCGTTTCAAGCTCTTTGCGGGTGTGCTTGATTCTATAGCCTTTAATATCGTCATCTGATGCAAAAAACCATTCGTGATTGTCTAAGTTTTGATTAAGGTGAGTAGCGTATCCATCAACCCCTTTAATCCGAACCGTATATCTAGGCTCTTTCTCGACCTCGTAGCCAAACTGGTGCATGTTGACGAGGATGATTACCGGCTCAGCCTTGCCATCTCTAGCCATCCAATCTTTGAAGTCGCTAGGCTTTTGATAACTCCAATCGACAAGGTACTCCCATAAGTCGAAATCTAGTCTATTCTTGTGTTCCTCATACCAATCCGCCACGTACTGCGGCACTACTGGTTTAGGGAAGAATGAATCATATAAATCCTCAGCGTGGGCTATTGAAAGACGTCCCACTGTTGCTAATTTCTGTACTGCTTCATCTTTTGTCATTCTACTTTCTCCCTTAATCAACATTTTTAAGTTTTACAGGCACCCACATTTTAGGGTTGTAATTGATCTCATATTTGTATTTTGAAACATTCGGTACTTCAACATCTTCTACTACATAAGAGACATTATCTGACAAACCGATAATATGCTTTTGATATTTGTTCTTACCGTTTTCTACAACAATTTCAAGTTGTTTATCATGAGTATCAGCCTTGATGGACATCCTACCGCTCATTTGGAACATTACGTCATTTGTAATAGCATCAATCACCGTTACTTTTCGAACAACATTAAAGTTATCCGACTCCGTAGATAAATTTTCAGATACTCTATTTGCCTCTGAGCAACCAGTTAAAAATAATAAACCACTTACAGCAATAATTGCCATTTTACTTAATTTGTTCATGTTTCCACCTCACACATAATATTTTCGTTCCAAGTCAATCATTTCTTGTCTAAGCTCAATCCCTAGACGTTTGATTTTAGACTTATTTGCTGCCGATGCCGTCCACCTGTTCGGTGGTTCTTTAGAAAGATTTTCACACTCGGAAATGTATTTATCGAACATGCTTTTTACGTAATCTAACTCATTCATCACATTCCACCATCTCCACTGTATACATTCTTGAATTACGATATTCAACACCTCGTAAGCGATGTAGCTCGTTGATTGCTTCATTCTTGTTATTGAAAATATGCTCACTGTCTGGCATATTGTCGTAGTACACGATAACTTTATATTTCATAGCTTTACTAATCTCCTTCCGTTTTCACTGGTTCTACGAGCGTATACTGGCGTCCCGTAGTGACTAACACTATTTACTGACGCACCCAATTGTTCAGCGATTTCACGTTTGGTACCCATCGCCAGTAATTCCTCACCTTTGTATAAGGCATATTCCTTTACTTGCATAATTCGACCATCTTTCTTAATAATTCTTCGTCCGGTAACTGCTCTAGTGTTAGAATCCGATTGAGCTTCTTAACGTCGATGCCCAACTTAATGCTGATAAGTTCCATGTCCTTGCGGTTAGACCGAAACCATCTTGAAAACTCTTGGGTCTGATCTAATACGCTTGTATGCCCATAGTTGCCCGGTGCGTATACACCAACCAACTTGTCCTTATATTTGCTATTCATTTGAGCTCCTTGATTTCAAATTCAATGCGTGGGTTAGGACTGTACTTCTTGCGAGCTCTTAAATCGCAAACAATACTGTCATCCGTCCACACGATACCCTTCTTATCAACTTTGTTGTAACCAGCTTTTGAAATACTGTCAAAGAGCGATTTGACCAGATTATCAACGTCTGGAATTTTAGCATGCCAAAGCATTTCGGACATGAATTTCTTGAATGTATCCCACGTTTTAGCTCTAGCTTTTGGCGTGGGCTTTTTTGATACGCTCAGCGGTGCTTTCATGTAAAAGGTGACATCAACCATAATCGGGCCGTCAAAGAATTGTCCGTCATATTCTTGCTCGATAAGTTGCGAGCACTGACGTCTCCAAGCCTTCATTTTAGGGTCTTCATAAGTTCCAAATTTGCTAAATCGTGGCCTCGTTTGTGGTTTAGGCTCGATGTTTAAAATCATTTTCATGTTTTCACCAAATTAGAAGGGTAAATCGTCACTGCTGATATCCATAGGGTTTGAATTACCGTATGGGCTGCTATCTCTTGCAAAGTTTGGCCCTTGCTGTTGTGGTGCTTGCTGACCGTAAGGCCCTGCATACCCGTTGCCATTACCAAACGCTCCCGATGTGTTGCCTTGGTTTGCGCTGCCACCTTCACGCGCCACTCGGCTTTCCAGCATTTGGAAGTTTTCAGCGACAACCTCGGTTACATACACACGTTGACCTTGCTGATTCTCGTAGCTACGTGTCTGAATACGTCCAGTAATTCCAATCAATGCGCCTTTCTTAGCCCAGTTAGCCAAATTCTCAGCTTGCTGACGCCAGATAACACAGTTGATAAAGTCCGTTTCACGTTCGCCGTTAGCGTCCTTAAAGGTACGGTTAACCGCAAGGCTGAAAGATGCTACTGCGATATTGTTACCTGTATATTTAAGTTCGGGGTCACGGGTTAGGCGACCAACAAGGCAGACCGAATTTAACATAATTTTTCTCCTTTTCTCTATTCACGATGAAGTCGTCCAGCGTGGGTTTAGATTTTTGTCTTGACATTAATTTAGATGTATTTTCAATTCTTCTTCGGTCATACTGGCTATGTTTTGATAGCCGCTGACAGTGTAGTTTTGTTTGTATTCCCAACCGTTTTCGCTAAGTAAACGTTTAAATCTGTCTTTATCGTCTGAATCTTCAAAGTAGACTTCAAGTGTCATTTTTTGGCGATAACGTTTTGGTTCTGGAACGTTAGCTTCTTCAATTGTTGGCGTGTTTTCGATAATTTCGCCTGTTTCTGAATCAACAACTAATGCCGTTGGTGTTGTTTCTACTATTTTTTCTTTTTGATTTTGTAATTCAGCTTGTCGTAGTGCTTCTTGTTCTTGTCTTTTGCGTTCAGCTTCTTGTTTTTGTAATTCAAAAGCATGGTCTGAACGAATCTGATCTAACACCTCTGCTAATGTCAGATTTTGAAGCATACGGATATACGGTTGGTCGGTCATTCCGTACTCTGAACAAAGTCCAGATATGGATTGAGTGGCTTTTTTAAATTCCTCTTGTTTTTGATATTCAAAAGTAACCATGTCGTCTAATGCCTTCATAGTCGCTTTTTTAAGAGTTACACCGTCCGCCATAAAATCGCCATTTTTGAGGTATTCCGTTGCTTTTCCGTCAAAAATGCGAGGGTCAATCATATATTCGCTGGCTTTGTTAGCTAAATAACTTTTAACCGTGTCCAATCTCAGTGCTTTTTGATGATTTTCGAACTCTTTCACATCATTTGCAATTTGGTTGATAATGTTTTTAAGAGGTTTCTCTGTTTCTTTGATGTATTTTTCAAAATCCGTCGCTGGTTTTGATAACTCATTCTTGATTTTGATACGTTCGTCTGAAATTTGCTTGGTTAATTTTCGTAATTCAGCCAAAACTCTCTTGTCGTCTTTGATAGTGCCAGCAGTGACTGTGTAATTTTGATACTTAGCAACTACATCAGCAATGCCTTTTTCAAAAACCTCTTGCCCTACAATTTCAACTTTGGCTTGTTCAATATTAACTTGTAATTCTTGCATTGTTCACACCTCGTTAATAGTCGAGAAGTTCGCCTTGAACTGGCTCGTTTTGTGAATTGGCAACCGGTTGAGAATTGCTTTCACTTGTTTGTTGGAAATGCGTTTGTTCTTGCTTCATTTGTTCGATTTGCGCCAGCTTACGAGCTCTAACATCCTCTTGTGTCTCTTGTGGCGTTACATCCTTGATTCTGTCGAATGTTTCACCACCGTCATCCTCAGTGTACATATTTCCTAAATCCTCTGGGAAAGCTTCACGTAAGGCATTGACAAGAGCGGTTTTTCTAATCATGGTAGCTGGCATAGCGTTCCAAGTGCTTTGCTTTTTATCGTATTCTTCACGACTAACGAAAACCTCTACAGGAACCTTGAAATTCTTGCGGTAAACTCTTGCCCAGCCACCGACGAGCGTGTCGTTAGGTAGCAGCAGCGCCCCTTTCCGCTCTACCATATCACCAGAATCGTCAACAACTACCACTCCGGCTTCAAAGCCTTCATAGTTTGGGTTTTGTGCTGCACGCTTCAAGAATGCTTCTTTTGAGACAATTAAGCTAAATTCAGCCACACCATTTTTCTTTTTGTAAGCTACGATATAGACCTCGTTTAGCAATGGGTTGAGGTTACGGCCTTTGATCAGCGATAAAGCTTGCCCAACTTGTTTTTCTGTCAATAAATCTTGTGGGTCGTAGTAGCGTTTAATATCTTGAAACGTCCAAGCGCTTGTATCTGTTGAAATATCCCTTTTGTTTTGTGTTTGTAGTTGATTTGTCATGTTTTTATCTCCCTTGGGGTTTTCTAGTGTACGCTAAAAATCTGCGTCGATTTCTTAGCGAAATACATATATTCATTAATTTTCTCGATGAATGAATACAAATCTAAATCATCCATCATTTTCTGCTTATGCTCTTTCGAGAATACAAGGCCGTGAATACGCTCGTAGTCCTCAAAGAGTTTTAGTTTTACTTCTTTTTCCGTCAAAGCATCATCCTCTTGTCTTGTTGTGTCTTGAATTGATAAACGTGTTCATTCGTCGTTCCAAGTCCTGTCTTTTTGAAAACCCTAGAATAGACACGCTTGCCATAAGTGCCCATGATATCCCGTGGGCTTAAGTTGGTTGTGATAATAGTCTTGGTACGCTTGTTCAAAATACTGTACAAGATGCCATTAGACCACTCTGTCACTTTTTCAGTCCCTAAATCGTCGAGCACTAGCCATTCAGCTTCAGATATGCGTCTGATATATTCAGCTTCAAGGCTGAAATCTTCTTTTATTTTGGCTAATAGGTCAACCACGTTGATGAATAGCCCCATTTTTTTCGTGTGATCCGACAAGGCTTTGAGTGCTGAATAAGCTAGATGGCTTTTCCCGACTCCAGTATCTCCGATAAGCACAATGTTGTAGTCTTGACCGTCAAGATAGCCTTTGAGCTGGCTTCTAACGTTTTTCAAGTCCTCTTTCTGCTCTCTGGTCGCTGCCTTGTAATTGTCAAAGCTAGCGTTTTTCAAATCATCATCAAGCAGACTGAAATCTTTGAGAAAGTATAAGCGTTTTTGCTCTTGCTCACGTTCGTACTGCTCTTGTGCTTTGATAGCATTCTGTTGATCTTGTTCTTCCCTATGGCACAGCTCACACACTGTATAGGGTTTTGAGTTCGGAAACTGAATCGTGACATAATGCCGTTGGTGCTTTTCGCAGTATTTATCGCTAGGCTTCATGTATTGCCTTCGCATTTGTTTGGCTGTTTGCTCTAAACTCATAAGCATTACCTCTAGTATTTGCTACATGCTGGGCCAAACTTAGGCTTATCACTGTTTGGCTTGTTTGAAGCGTAATTGTTCTGTTCCTCTTTTTGTTGAGCTACGGTCTTAATTCCATTCTGTGCCCACGATTTCAAAATAGAGTTGACATACCCGAAAGAGCGTTTGGAGTTGTCGGCTGCTTTATCAATGGCTATCTTGATTAACTCTGGTTCAAGTCCATCGATAACTTGATAGCCCTCTAGTTGTTGAAGTTGAAAACCATCCAATAGCCCAATTCTTTCTTGATAGTGTTCAAAGATATTGAAGTTAGATTTATCAGCAGTAGCAGAAGATATCTTTCTATTCTCTGCTTCTACTTCTGTCTTTATATCTAGGTTTAACTCTTGTTTTAACTCTATCTCTTTCTCTATCTCTTTCTCTATCTCTTTCTCTATCTCTTTCTCTATCTCTGTTGGACACTGGTTGGACATCGGTTGGACATCGTCCAATTTGGTTGGAATTTGTCCAACTTTACGATCTTTTCGCTTATATTGTGCCCAGTTTGTTTCTTGTTCAAGTAAGGCTTCAGCTTGTGGGAACTTAGCATTTCCGTCTGTGTCAATTTGGATAAGTCCGCATTTAGTAAAGTAGGCTATCGTCATGCTAACATCGTCCTCGCTAACGTCTAGCTTAAGTGCCAGCTCTTGAATTAGATTGTCAAAGTAACCTTCATAATACAGAATGCAATCAGTTTCTAAACTCTCAAGCATTAGTCTGATATAGATCACGGTCATTGCGTAGCCACCGCTAACACTTTTCAGACGCTTGATAAATAAGTTGTCAAAAAATTTTTTATCGAATTTGAGCCAAAAATAAACTTTAGTTTTTGTTTTAGCCATTTATCACCTTTTTAATGCCTACCCACCCACCACTGCTAATTATTTAATTATTTGTCTTCGTTATATTTCTTAAATCCAAGAGTTAGAGCTGTGATACCAGCAGCAATTACTACCAATCCCAAAGTGCTAGCGATGCCCTCTTTCTCGCCGGTACTTGGTAGAGTACCACCATAAACGGCTGTTTTTGGTACCTCTTTGCTCGCTGGTGCGAGGTTGTAGGATACTGCGACAGATTGTGCCGCTTTGCCATTAGAACGCTCCGCTGGCGTGCTAGGTTTTTGAGGTTTATTTTGTGTCGGTGTTACTGGTTTTTCTGGCTCTACTGGAATTTCCAATTCTGGCAAGTCCAAAACTGGTGCATCAAATGGTACGACACCTCCAGACCATTCTGGCTTATCAATGCTAGGTGCATCGAATGGAGTAGTTCCGCCATGCCATTCAGGAATCTCTACGACTGGTGCTGGTGGCATAACATCGTTGATGTCGATTGATGGCTTATCATAGATAGGTGCATCATTTGGAATTACTCCACCTTCAAACGGTGGAAGCTCACGTTCTTCCGGAATGCCCGGAATGCCACCTTGAAACTCTGGAATTTCCACCTTTGGAGCTTCACGAGGATTTTCAAAAGTTGGCTCTGGTTTATTTTCACCGCTCGCATCACCCTTTCCTCCTACGAGTTGCACATAGCTATACGAAGTAGCTCCATCTGTTTCTGCTTTCAACTCAATTTTGTTCGTTGGGTTAACTGAGTCCTTGACAGCGTTAACAAGCTTAGTCTTATAGTTGATGTAGATCATGTGATCCAAGCGATCCATCTTGATAGTAAAGCCACGATCTGACTTACTGATAGACTTAACTAAGTCCATAGCTGAGCCTTTGTCAATCCACGGATCAACACTTTCAATGTTTTTAATTTCAAAGTAGTTATCAACTAACTTTTGATTCTCTGACATTTCATCAATGATAGTCACATAGTTGAGCACTCTCTTAGCGTAATTAACACGAGCAGTCCAGTTAATCACTGTTGGATCATCTTTATCTTGTGATCCCCATTTTGCAAGCAACTCATCTTTACCGATGACTTGTTCTTTGCCGATAGTTGCAGATACGACTGTACCGTTAAAATTAACATTTACTGGTTTACCGCTTTCAACTTTGTCCGTCCAGCTTGCATCTAGTTTCAAGTTCATGATCTTATTCAAAGGGTGTGATTTGAAATAGTCATTGAATACAGTTGTCACCTTGTTAGTGGTAGCATCCGCTGTAGCTTTCCCAACCACTGCTTTATCTGGATTGTGCACATCAAACTCGTAAGAGGTTTGGAATTTCACTTCTTCGGGCAAGTCAAAAGTAACTTTGTCCCCCTCATTCACCGGAACATCATCCGGGATTTTAATGTCTTTATACTCAACCTCGAACGGGCTATACTTTCCGTTACCGTTCGGGAAAGTAACCTCAACGTTTGGGTTTTCAACGTTGATTGTGTCGCCCGTTTTAGTAACTGTAGTAGGTGCCGCTGGGGTTTCAGCTACTGGTTGAGCTACTTCTGTAGTTGTTGCTGGTGCTTCTGCAATCGGTTGAGATTCTACTGGTGCCGCTGTTTCGCTAGGTGTAACTGTAACGTTACCAGCGTTATCCGCTGTGTAAACGTTAGACACCGCTGGCTGTGTATCCGCCACTGGTGCGGTAGTTTCGTCCGCTGATACTTGACCAGCTCCAATCAATAGAGCTGTGGCAATGGCAAGTGTGCCACACAAGCCAAATGCTTTGCTTTTAGTGAATCCAGGTTTAGCTACTGTTTGAGTGTTGAGTGTTTTCATGGTATACTCCTTGTATAGATGTTTTTTTCTTGCACAGGCCCTTACCTGTGCTTTTTTAGTGCTTCAATCCGCACCCATAGCCCCACCGCTTTGTAAATATGTTTTTTAGAAAGATTTTGTGTGGGTAGTAAAGTGTTATTTTTGGGGAAAATGGGTATAAGATACACTCCACGATGGGGCCGTGGCTACGGATTGAAGATAGTGATCTTATCGGTTTCCGTATTTCGCTAGTAACTCACGCTCACGTTTTTGGCGTGCTTCATATTTCTGGTCGTTGATTTCTCGTGGTGTCCATACTGGCTCAAAGAAATATTCTGGTTCTTGTTGTTTTTTGCTCCAAAGCCATGCAAATAGTTTTTTCATTGTTAATCCCTTTCTTCTTTTCCCTAACCTCACTAGTTCTCTAGTGCGGCCAGGGATGTTAATGTTATTTGAATCTGTTTCTGGTTTTCCATTCTATGAAGGATTTAAAACCCTCATAGTTGATGAATACCAGTTTGTGTGTTGGGTTGAATACGTAGTCTCGAAAGTCTTTGTTATCCCTCATTTCTCGAATGAGGTTCTTTGCCATTGACTTCCCTAGACCTTCCCACCGTTGCATGAGGTGTTCGTAGTCTCCCCACTCAGCCGTTTCGTTAACTCCGACTGGTTTGTAGGTGATTTCCATAAGCGTCACCCAATTTCTTTCAATCCGTTTTCAAGAGCGATAAGCTCTTTTTGTTTTGGTGTCTCACGAATTTCAAATTTTGTGAAATCGTCGTAAGATAGATTTTCCAAGAATTTGACGGCATTTTTAGCGTCAACATGCTTGATGTTGGTGTACTTGGTCACGTTGAAAGCTTTCTTCAAACGTGAGTACATCAAGCGGATAAACTGACCTTTCTTCAAAGCGAACAGATTATCGCTAGGATGTGTTTTCTGCTCATTGAAGTACATATCTGCGAAAACACCAGCTTTACTAAAGACCACGCTTTTAATCTTGCTTGCTTCACCGTCATCGATATGGACTTTCTTGTTAACTTCTTCGACAAGCAACTCAATGTCAGTGAGCTTTTGATTTGTCTTTTTAACATTTCTGTCCATTTCTTCCTTGATCCCGATAACCTCTTCCAAAAGCTGTTGGTTAACGGTGCTTTGTGCCACAAGATTCATGGCTTGTTTTTTCTGCATTTCAACCGTTTCAGCGAGTAGGGTTTCTTTTCTCTTATCTTTCTTTTTACTCATTGATGATTTCTCCTTCTATGATTGTTCTTCCATTCTCTGGAACGATCTTATTCATTTCCTCTAACCAGTTTTCAGTTAGCGTCAAGATGTCTCTGAGTTTTTCAATCTGAGCATCCTTGCCAATCCCTTGGATAAGGGTTTTGAATCTGAGCGGTGCCATCTTGCTATCAAAGAAATCTTCGAACTCTGATACTAGGTTGCTGAGTGTAAAGATGTTAGTAACACTGTTTTCTAGTTTCTCTTTATCAGCTCGCAAGTGTTCGATAGATTCTTTCAAAGCTAGTGCTTCCGAGGTTTCTTTTTCAAGCATTTCATAAGACGCTTCTTTAAGTCGCAAACTTCTTTTGACCGAATCGAGTTCGTCCGCTAGGTCTTTGTTTTTATCTAGTAGTTGCTTGTTAAGGTCTTGCGTAGCCTTGTAATCGTCTGGGATGATTTCCTTTTCGATTACTTTCTCAATCGGTTTGACTGCTTTAGCACGCTCAAGCTCGCCTTTAACCGTTTCTAGTGCTTGGTCTTTGAGTTTTAGTTTTCGTTTGACCTCTTGCAGTTCTCTGACTGTCGGTGTGTCCCCTTGCTCAATCTTTTCGATTTGCTCTTGCTTTTCTTCCTCTGGAAGGGTTGCGATGAGGTGTAGGGCAGTTGTCCCTAAATGTCGTAACGTTTCGACATTTGGCAATTCTTCGACAATCTTCATCGATTTATAAGCGAAGTCTTTGTCAATCCCGATACTTTCGTGCCACTGCCGAAATTGCCCGTGTGTCAGGTCATTTTCTTTAACATGTTTTAATCGTCTACCAATTTCCCAAATCGATTGCCCAGCTATTTGTTTGTGGTGTTGTATTTCCAATTCAATCTGCGCTAAATTGTCAGATAACGTTATTTCTTGCATTTACTTTCCCTTTCTAAATTTTGTATAATAGAGACAATAAAAATGATTGGAGAAAAATTATGTTTAGATTTCAATTACCTAATGCTAAAGATTGGTTTTATTTCTATGGTGTCTCTAAGAGTGTCCACCCACTCATAATGCTTAATCTACCTCATATAGCAAATA